TCGTGAGGTAGTGAGATAAGCAAAGCATCGTTGTGTTGGTGTGGCGACCCATAGTAGCTAAGTCATCAATGAGCTTATGAACCACCTTTTCGGCGGGTCCGACAAATGTGTCGTAATCGTCAAATATTACACAGCAGTCCTTGAATTCATCTAATTCTGGGTAATCATCAATAAGGGTCTGAATGTTAATGCGTTTGGGTTTGGGCTTCATTGTATCCAGAGTTGAATCCTCTTCCAGCTTACTAATTAAATATATCTCACGGCTGGGATGTAGCTTCTTGTAAAGCTCAGCAATGCTTTTGGCAATGTATGATTTACCAGAGCCGGACGCACCAGCAATGTAAAATACTTCACGCTTTTTAGGGTCTGGGCTGGGGCAAATAACGAACTGGCTATCGTCGGGAAGTGTTATAGATTTATCAGTCGTTTCATCGTGTAGAATTTTATCATACAAAGAACGGGCAAAAGCAGACTCTGCTATTAGCTGGTCGCTCTTCAGCCCCTTTGCCCGTGCTTCACTAAGGCGATTCAGTAACTTGACACGCTCAGCTGGTTTTATCTCACGCAACTCCGTAGCATACTTTGTAGCGGAAATCTCCCCCTTCTTGGGCTTCTTGCCGTCGTGGTCGTCTTCGTGGAGGTATAAGACTGCCCCATCGTCCTCCCCACCCTTCACTAAAGCTATTGGCTTTGCTCCCTTGGTCTTGTCAAAACTGAGGCTTGGCATCGGGCTATATAAGATACTTAGAAATTTTACACAAACACGCAAAAACTAAACGGAAATCGTATAATAGGACAATGTTTTGATTATCCTATTATATTATTGTAAAGAACGATTATTACTGCTTAGCCATTAGTTCTTTCATCGCCTTGGCAAAGCTCTTGGGCTTACCAGAAGCCACCAGCATACCCGTTGGAGGTGGAGGCGGAGGGGGCTTTTTGCGTCTTATGCTTGTATCAGCACACGCATTACCTCTTGGAGCTCTTTTTCTGGGTTCTTTTGGCTTATTGCGTCCAGTGCGTAAGAATTGCTGTTGGGCGATTAGATAATTAAATTCAGCATCATCATCGGCAATCTGCTCTATTTCTTCAGTAGGCATTTGAACTAATTCCGTATTGGTTGGAATCCAGCCACCACGAACACGCCCTCTGCCTTGAAGAGGCTCTGGAAACGATATTTTACCCGTGTTTTCCCATTCTTCTGGGGGTTTTAGAAGTGTTCTTTCTTTTGCTCCACTTCCATCTCCACGATGTTGGAACACATACACCATTGAGGTAAATAGAAGGTCTCTGGCTTGAGGTGACAAAGTTTTTATAAAGTCTTGTATTCTCTTAGTCAATGGGGCTTTTGCTTTCCAGAAGGGTGAATGCTCTAAAAATGGGTCAGTCCCCATCAGAAGAGCCATTCGTCTCGCTCTTCGCTCAACTGTATCTAATTGTGGCTGACCGGGCAACGGCTCACCCGGTGGCATCACGAATTCCCTCAAATACGCCCCTTTCATAAGGGCTGGAACGATTGCCGTGGTTTCACCCATACGGGCAAGTGTTATGTCATCAATATCCTTTACTGAATCCATTATATTCTTAAAGAAATGACTATTACCAAGAGCCCTCATTAAACCAGCTCTTGTTTGTAACCTTACTTGTTCGGCTTCCCCTTCCAGTTTTTCATCGGATTTCCCATCCAGAACATCAGCAACTAATGTTTGAAAGTCTGGTAGGTTTCTGAATATAATTAGTGTCTTCAAATCATACAGAAAATAATCCAGAAACTCTTGTCTTACTAATTCACCCATTGCGTTATATAATATCTTCATCTCCTCTCTTCTATCATCATCTGACATTGTGCCTTCTCTCACTTTCTGATTTTTTTCCAAAATCTTATCTATGGTAAATTTGACAACTGCTTCTGCTTTTTCTCCAATGACTTTTACTACTTCCTCCACATCCGTTTCTACGCCTTGGAGATTCGGGCGTGTTAAGTCAGCAAAATACCTATCAAAAGAACCTTGGGGAACAATCTCTGGTGGGATTCTTCTGAGTAAATCTTCCTCAGTCTCCCCAGCTCTGGGGTCAGCTGGTTTGGGCTTTGGTGCTAAGTGTGCTAAGTATATTTCTCTTAATTTAGGTTCAGCTAATTCAAATCGTCTCTTTAGTTCTAAATTCTTCGCTTCATTTTCTCTGTCTTCCTTTGTCTCTGGTGGGATATACGACAATTCATCTTCAATCTTCTCAATCCGTTTCAGTTGTTTTTTCTGTTCTTCAGTGAGCTTCTTAACAGCTATCTTCTCTAAGCCCTTTGGGAGACCTTTTAGCTCAGCTTCTAACGCCGCCTTATTGGCTTTGAATACAGCGTTCTGGTTCAGTGTTTTAATCGCCACACGACCATCTTGAAGTGCTTTTAACGCTAATTTAGCATCGGTTTGTGCTGGTTCTGGTAACTTTTTAACAACATCCTTTGTGAATACCTTTACTATAGTATCAAATGCTAAATCCACTTGTTCTGGTGCTTCTACTTTCTGAGCCTCAGCAAGAAGGCGTTCAATTTCAGCTTGTTCTTCAGCCGTCACAGTTCCACGGGGTTTGAGTGCCTCTAATCGTGCCTCTTCTGCTCTTGCTTGTGCCTCTGCTCTTGCTTCGGCTTCTCTGGCTTGTGCCTCCTCTCTGGCTCTGGCTTCTTCTGCTTGTGCCCTTGCTTCTTCCTCAGCTCTTGCCCTTCCCTCTTCCGCCTCTCCAGCTTCGTATGCTTGAATTTCTGCTGGGAGTCCTTCAACTAATTCTCTGGCTCTTCTTCGTTGTTCGTTCAATAGTAAATAAAAAGAATTGTTTTCAAAGTCACCTACTTTAGCTTCTGGGTCTCTACTTACTTCTGCTATGGCTCTATCAATTTCTGCTTGTCTGGCTCTGCTTTCAGCTACTACGGCATCCACCGCTTGATTAGAACTCAAATCTGGAGGTAAATAAACTCGCCCTTCTGACTCTAATCGCTCCTCAATTGTGGGCGGAGGTGGTGGAGGTGGTGGAGGTGGTGGAGGTGGTGGTGGAGGAACAAAAGCAACATTTGGAGCTTGACCCGTAATAAACCTATCATAACCGGGCACAAGTGCCAGTTTATCTGCTGGGTTTAGTGTTAAAAGCACATCATATCCATCATATGTGGGAGTTGTTCCTAATTTTCCTTGAGGAATTGTTGTTGGAACTCCGAGTGCCAAATCAGATGGTGTAGCTTGTCCCGCCGTTAAAAAGTAACGCCAAACCCCCAATGGCTCATCTTCAAAATATCTTCCAGCAGTATTTGAGTATCCCAGCCATTTCTGACTGGCTGGAATATTGTCTGCGTCAGCTGGTATTCCAGTATTATCATAGATAGCTTTGTCTCTCTGTAACGGGTATCCAATCAATTTATCCTCTCTCATAATGAAATTTGTTAGATTACGAATGATTTGCTTATCCCTCGGAGCAATTGCTCCTAATGAAGAAGAGCCATCAGCAATTGAGCGTGGGTCTCCATCGTGAATAATAGCGGATAGATGATTGTAAATCAGAGGTCTTTCTTCGTGTCCCTTCGCATTTATTCCAGTCTGTAAAAAATACTTCTGACGCAGTTTCGCCGCCCTTCCACGCTCAGCGTCAGTTGCTCCGCCCTTGACTCTGCGACCTCCTTTTGCCTTAGCATTCGTATTCAGAATGCCCTCCATCTTAGCCTTTATCTGATGTAGGCGAGATAATAATTGAGCCTTGTTTGACATTTTCAGCACGGCATTAATATCACCAATTAGGTCGTGCTCCTCACTGAGGAAATCCGGAAGGTTATATATATTACCCATTCGTGCTTTCATTTGGTCTAATTGAAAACGCACTAAATCCATTGGAACTTTGCGTTCATTCTCAAATAGCTCAATTAATGTGCCAACATCACTGCTAATTAAATAGAGCCGACCCAAATCGCTATTTAGAATCGGAATAAGCTCATTGACAGCAGTGGAATCCTTATTTAATTTAGCTATTGCTAATAACCGTTTGAGAACCTTGAAATGGTTGCCGTGTGCTTTATAATAAATAACATCCTCATTCAATGCTTGAGCTACATTTAATGGGAAGTCATTCAATGCCTTGCCCTTATTGAAAAACTCATATATAATGGAGAAATCAGTGAATCGGCTATTCTCAATGAATCCAATCACATCTAATTTTGTCATTGAATGAGAGTTGAACGCCTCTTCCAGCGTGTAACGCTTCTTGTCACGGAGAACCTTTGACCCTTGAAGCACCTCTTGGGGCGACCAGCGGACAATGTGGAACTTCAATTCTTTTTTTGCCTCAATAAGGTCTTCTGCTGTCATTGAATCCTTAATTAATGTATGAGCGAATTTAGCTTCTCCAGATGATATGATTTTTGCCTTCTCTAATTCATCAATACGGTGGCGTGATTCAGTGGCGTTGTAATGCTCTACTTTGCCGTCTATAATTCCAGCATTTGTATTAAGAATCTCCCATTCTGGAATCGCTCCAGCCTTGATATCACCAACAAAAATATTCTTGGTTGCCAGAAGCCCCTTTACAATGCTCTTGAATCCGTCAGCTAAGTCACGCAATGCTTGATGCTCTGAGCCCTTCGTTTTGACTTCCTCAAACAAATCGTAATCTCCAGCGTATTGCTGAGAACGCATCGCCATTGAGCCAAGAATAGTGACTGATTTACCTTTACTAAAGCTCATAGCATCTATGATTGCCAACGCATCGGCTGGGTAATTAGCTGGATATGATTTCTCCTTGAATACTGCTTCCATATACAATTGGGTGAGATTTTTAATGACAAAAAATATGTTAATGACCTACGCATTACTCCGCCTCATTGGCTTTGAGTTTGCGACGGCAAATGCCACACTTGGGCTCTGGTTGTGCCTTGAGCGTGTGTAAGCATCCCTTACAATAGTAATGACCGCACGGGGTGATATCTAAGTTGTCGGGCTGGATAAATTCCAAGCATATGGGGCATTCCCAAGTCTTCTTGAGCTCAGTCGCCATCGCAAGGAATTCGTTCTTGATGTGTGTGGGAATCGCATCATCCGTCGTGGTGCGAATGATACGGGTATAGTTGGTATGGTCGGCATTGAGACGGGTATTACACGCCTCATAATACTTCGCCCACGCAAATGCCCTCTGCTTCGTCATACTGGTGAGTCTTCTATTCAGTGCGTCCATCTCTTATGCCTTATATAATAGGTTAAACTTCCATTCAATTTTTGACCCAAGTCCCAGAAAAAAGCCGACTTTTTTTTTTGAACCACCCTTTTTATTTTGAAATCATCGTGCTGTGCGTTTTTTTACCCGATTAAATATCCCGGCATTAATCAGAAGAATGGCAACCCAATCAGCTGACTTAGCTTTCGGAACGGCAAATGAGGACAAGATTCAGAACCAGATTGAAGCAATAGCTGGAACACCGCTCATTAAACAAGGGGGTTACTCAATTATGGATTATACAAACGACATTAAAACCGTGTATGTGGAACTAAAAACCCGTAGAATCAAACACAACGATTACCCCACAGCTTTAATAGGAGCTAATAAAGTTGAGTTTTGCTCTGACCCGTCAAAAGCTTACTATTTTGTTTTTTGTTATTCAGATGGGATTTATTATATAAAATACAATGATTCGTTATTCAATACCTTCCAGAGGAGCGACCATTATTACAGAGGAGAAAGGAGCGATTGTTTTAATTCAGTTCAGAGCGTCTTCTATATTCCTATTGAAAGTCTTACTAAATTTACTTAGAATACCAATGACTGAGGTCATTGCGAATGATATACCCAACAATAGCATCGCATATTGCTGAGTTTTTCTCATTAAATTCTTCAACAAGACGCTTCTTAGAAGCAACCCAAGCATTCCACGCCTTTGTCTTGTCGTTATTAGGAATATTTCGCTCCACATCCAAATCCATAATGATGTGTTGTAGTTGCTTATTCCAAGCGTCTGACTCACGGATTTTCTTGTAGAACTCTGGAAAACGCTCCTCAGTCTCTGACTCCTTCCAATTGCGGAGGTTAATCTTAGAATCGCTAATGTAATCGTTCATTCTTTACTACTTGGTATAATAGGATGAACGAAAATCAACTTTTTTTTGGGGAGCTGGAAAGGCGAATTGATTTTTGGAGTTTCATCCCTTTTTTATTTTGAAGTTGAAAGTCTGTGAAGGTTTAACCTATGTTGTGAAGGTTGTGAAGGCTTTTTCGCCAAGTTTCCCTAAGAGGGTATTCAATTCCACCAGTTTCAAAAGTAGGCGAAAAAAGCTTCACAACCTTCACAAGAAAGTTGAATGAGGCTTTAGAGTATTATACCCGAGTCCTTGGGCGAAGCGTAATCTCTTCAAACATAACCTTGTCTATGATAACACCCGGTTGCTTACAATGGCTCTTGTAAATCTGAAGCTCCTTCATTAGCTTCTTCTTCTCCTTCTCATACTGCTTCAGTATCAGCTGAGCCTTGTTCTCGTCACCCGGTTCTTGCTCTAACCAATGGGAGAACTGGAAGTAGAGGTTGTAAGCCTTGTGGTTACGAATCACATCAAAGAACGGTGCGTATTCCGTCTGCGTAGAAGCCCACATTGCGTTATCATAGTTAATAAGGGAACTCATTCCTTTTGGACTTATATGATAGGTGAAAACGAGCTTCAACTTTTGACAACTTTTGCCAAAGAGTTTGGCAGTAGTTGTAAAAACTTACCTTTTTATTTTGAAAAATATCTGCTGTGTATATAGAATGCCTCTTCCGAATCACGGTGGTGGAGCACGACCAGACAACAACACGCTCCAGCAAGTAGCACAACAAGCTTACAAAAGCCCCCCACAAAGCCAGATTGGCGAATACAAATTAGTATCACATACGCCCACAATCAAATTCTATATGAGTGGCAATACGGTTTTGGTTGGTATTCGTGGTTCTAAAACACAATCAGATTGGACTGATGCTAATTCACGCATTCCTATTAATCAATTAGAAGCAAGTGACCGATTCAAGGGTGATTTACAGACTCTAAAAGAATTTCAGAGCCGTTATCCAATGAGCCAATTTGACTACTACGGGGCGGGGCATTCACTGGGTGGAGCTATATTAGATGAATTCCTCAGTTTAGGATTACTCAAATCTGGATTGTCATATAATCCAGCCGTTCAACCCAAGAATTTCGGCAATACAAATATTCAGAATGAAAGAATATATGCGGAAAACGACCCACTGTATAATTTAGCTAAACCATTTCTTAGTAAAGCTCCAGAGGTTCGTAAAGCTAAACGCAGTCTAACCCAGCAATTACTGAGCTACATTCCATACGCTGGAAAGGCTTATGATTACTACTACGGTCACAAGCTGAAGCAGTTTGAGGGTGGCACACATCGTAAGAACTTTTTGAAGAAGAATAAATTAGAAGATAAATCATACAGTCTGAAAGAACTGGCTAAAATTTCAGCCGTGCCAATGAAGGTTCTACAAGCAGTGTATGATAGAGGTATTGGAGCTTATAAGACAAATCCCACATCAGTCCGTATGAAGGGCTCATTCAAAAAGGGCGTGAAAGCACCAATGAGCCAGAAGCTTTCTAAGGAGCAATGGGCGATGGCACGGGTTTATAGTTTTTTAGACGGTAATCCTAAGCACGACGATGATTTGCGTGGTGGAGGATGGTTTGATGTTTTCAATCCACGAAAGGTTATTAATGAATTTGTTAATCCAGATTCTGTTTTGCGTTCTACTGTGGGTAAGGTTCAGAATGAATTTGTCAATCCCGATTCTGTTGCCCGTCGTCGCATTAGTGATGTATTCAAAGGCATACGAACTAATTTGCCACCTTCTGCCCGTAATACAATGGAAGACTATGGGAATGAATTCATACAATCCTTAATGATTCGTAGAGACCCAATCCAATCAGCTTTGAATACTGCGTTTGAATTAATCACGCTGGGTCAATGGAGTAAGGCAAAATCAGCGGAGCATTACGATGATATGTTTCACTTAGGGCTTGTATTGACTTTAGCAAGTGGAAAGCAAATCCTTGTTGAAAAGAATGAGGTTATTAATATAGGTGATACAAAGCCACTTCTTCATAACTCAGAAGTATTAGAATTACCTCCATTACCCAGCCAGACAACATTGAATCAATTTATCGCCAATGGTGTTGCTGTGAAAGGGGATGACTTTTATAGATATGACCCATTCGCCAATAACTGCCAAGACTTTGTTGCCGTGTTACTCAGAGCTAATAACAATTACCCACCCCAAGCAGTCAAATTCGTAAAGCAACCAACTGAAAGCCTTCTTAAAAAACTGCCTCAATGGACTGGAGCAGTAGCCAGAGGCATCACTGATTTGGGGGCTATTGCTAATGTAGCTATGGAAGGAGCGGGACACAACAAATTTATGACGCAATTAAATAAAGCTGGTGTGACCCCTTCAGTGTATTTGAAAAAAGCACAGAAGAAGGCAAAGGATGCCGGATATGGTAAAGCGTCAAAGTTACTTGGATTTGCTTCAGATGGCGTTCATAAATTAGCTATTCCTAACGAAGACGGGAAAGTGATTCAATTCGGTCGTGTTGGCTATGGAGACCATCTGATTTGGTCTCATCTTGAGAGTTTAGGGAAAGCCCCCCAAGGGACTGCGTCAAAGAAGCAGAACACATTTCAGAAGTCACATTCCCAGATACGAGGAGATTGGGCGAAAGACCCGTTTTCACCGAACAATCTGGCATTAAAGATTTTGTGGTAACGCAATCACTACATAGAAACTTACTACCGTGGTGGGGGCATTCATCCTTTTTGGGTATTGAACCGGTTATAGTCGGGTATTTACAAAGGTTACAAGTTCCCTCAAATTTCATATGGGGGCAGAACTCCATAACCTTAGCTCCATTCCTAAACATAGTCCAGCCTTTCAGAACCTTAGCCGGTGGGTCATAGCAAGTTTTAATTGTAGCAATGTGAGGGAGAATATCACTCATATTCATACAATAAGAAAATAATTCTGGCTGAGTAATTAAGTGTCCCAGCGGGGGTTCATTACCATCCACACGAAGAAGGAAACATCGGTTGGCTCTATTGCGTTTGTTGCGGGGTTAATGGAATGAATGACTATAGCGGTGTTAGACTTGCTCTGGACTGAAAGAATACCCTTGGGGTGTGCTCCAAGAACTGGCTCTAACTCAGTCTGAAGAAACACTAAGCAATCTGCGTCAAACGCCGCATTTGCTCCACCAGTAATTGTAGAAGTTCCTGGAGTCCCAGCCGCTGAAGCCCAACCCCATAGAGTGCCCGGTGCGACTTGCTGAGTCCAAGTATAGTTATTGCCTAAACTGAACTGGATACGAGCTTGGGGAGTGGCGTTGTTATAGGCAAAATAAGAAGAAGCGGGGCTGATGCTCTGGTCGGTTCTCTGAAAGCCAAGACCATCCAGATTCACTACACCAGCAACATTAATGGTAGCACCGTTGAGAGACTGGGCGGTAGTTGCGGGGGATTGAGAGATAGTAACGCCCCGTAGGTCATTAGCACCGACACTCGCACCACCTCCGCCAAAAAAGGAGATATTTGCTGGAACGAAAGAGCCGACATAAGCCACACTAATAGGACAATTTCCATTGGCATCAACGACTGAAGGCGGACCGCCACCGAAACGCCCCTCATTCAGAGCACTATTACATAGCACCCAGCCAGTCGTAGGCACTGGACCGCCAGTGGGGGCACTGGGTGTTCCACCATTCGCCGGGTAAGGTGCTGGAGTCAGAGTAGGAGGAACGCCAACCACAGCAATGCCATCGCCACCGCTTACATAGAAGATGTTATTGGGATAGAGTCCGGGCGGGTTAGTGTTAGTTCCATATACAACAAGATTATCGTTCATTCCAGCACCCTGATTGTAATTTACAGTAGGACTCCACTGAGCGACTTGGCAATTTAACTGCTGGTAATCACCCCCCTGAAAAAAAGTCCTTGAGTTCCAGTTAGTGCCATCTGCGGACACCCTTTCATCCAGCACACCATTGAGACTGGCGGGATTGGCATCTAACTGGATAGACTTAACGGCAACACCGTTGCCACTGAGAGACCCTTGAAGAATGGTTACCTCAGAAGTAACCGTCGCATTACCAGTAGAAATAGCACCAGTTGTTGAGAACCCAGCACCACCAAGTTTGAGCCCATCAGCTACAAGAACATTCTGCTGAGACACGGGAAACTGAGAATTGTCTAACACTACGGAAGCCATCTTCTATTATAATTAATACACCGAAAAAAATTCGCCGTATTGATTATTTTGACGAAAAAACCAATTCTAAAAATTACATTAGCCGGGCTGATAGACCACGGCTACGACGACCACCAGTGCCATCGCCACCAGTTCCAGCACCAGTTCCAGCACCAGTTCCAGCACCAGTGCCGTAGCCTACTGCTCCAAGAGCTCCCTTAATCTTACCCATTGTGCCAGAATCACCCATCATATTCTTAATGGCAGAAACACCGGGCTTTGTGGCGTTATAGACCTCTTTTGCCTTGGAGAGCACATTGGCAAGATTGGAAAACATACCAGCACCACCCACATAACGAGCCAACATATCCCTTGTGCCGTGGGGAGCAAGAGGAGCAGAGATGATGTCCTGCTCGGAGAGAACGCCCTTGATGATGCGGGAAGAGCCACGGATGGATTCAAAGAACCCGCTGTTAGCCGTAATTACAAATAGCTGAACCCCAGACTGACTTACGGCAGTGGTATTCTTAATCTGAAGATTGAACTGGAATGTGAAGTTACCTACAAGGGAGGGGGCTTGTCCTGTTTGGAGTGTGATATCCTGAGAGGGCTTGAGAACCAGAAGCCCACCAACCAGAGGCACACGACCACACGCACCACCACCAAAATTCTGGCTTGAGCCACCAAGAGAGCCTTGCTGGAGAGCAGAGCCCATATGGGCGGCACCAGACCAAGTATTCCAGTCCATATCCAGACCGTTATGGACGGACATTGAGTATAACTGCTCGGAAGTCTGAGACGAGAGCAGACCAGAAAAGTTGTCAAAATTTACAGTTAGAGGGGCAGTTACACCATCAGCAGATGTAGCCACGGGAAAATAGTAATCGCCATCTCTGGGAGTTAGTGTAGTGGGATTGGGCTTGACATAGATGATGAAAAGGTCTGGAATCTGGGGAAGAGTGATGGTCTGGCTCTGAATCTGAGCTACTGAACCGGGGGCAATGGGAGCACCTTGGTATGCCGTAATGTAACGGGGGAACTCCATATAGGGCACAACTGACTTGGGAGGCAGAGGCACATCCAGAGAAGGCGTTAGGAACTGGCAATTTACACGAGAATTAGCAAACGCACCAGAAGAAGAAGTTGCGTTATACTGAATAGCACTTACAGAGCAACCAAACTTGCTTGTGTTACGAATTATACGACTGGGTGCTTGTAAGTTCATAATTAGCTGGATGTTGTTGATGCCAAATAGACCCGTGTCCCATTCGTGGCAATCACTGAATACAAAAGGAGAGAGCACAAGCTTCTCCGTAGAGCCCCAGCGGAAATAGAGCTGGAAAGGTGTGCCAACAACATTGCCCGTGTTTAGCCAAGCGGGAGCAACGGGGGCAACACCTACAACGGCGGTTACAGCCGTCCAGATAGTTCCACCATTTACTACAAGAGAACCAGCGGGGTAAGTAGAACCGGGTAGCCAA